TTAGCTGTCATATGTCGCACCAGTGCTGCCAAGGACTATAAAACGGTCCTTGGTCGAATCGAACATGAGGGATTGTCTTTTTTGACAATCACTCTTCCCTCTTTTGGAAAAGACTTCGAAAGAAGTCTCGACCAAGAGTTTGTAGATTCCAGTGCCTTCGTTGGATTCCATCGTAGGCAAGGGCCCCTCCCGGTTTTTCTGGGAGGTTTCCTGAATCAGGTGTTCGATTCATTAACTGGGCGGTTACTCCTGTACCCAAATATAGATTGCATCTTCGCAATACGTCAGTTAACAACGATGTTTGCGAAGATCCTAATTCCTTGCTCGAAAGAGCGGGAAGAAGGTGCTATACGTAAGTACATGGAGTGTGAACAGGAAATCAAAGATGCAGATGTGTCAATTCCGGAACAGGACTTTCATGCCCTTTCCAGAATTGCTGCTCTCCTCTTCCAGGACGTCTTCACGGAACTTGAAAACAGTTTCTATGATGGCAAACTCGTGCCTAAGCACGGTCCTGGGGCGACGGCTGACGGACTCCGCGGAAACGCGAAGTTTCACCAGCTCGAATGGCCTCTCCGATTGGAAAAGGTATTTCCCTACGGGGAGTACGCTTCTCCATCTTGGCGATTTTTTGCCGAAACTATCGGAGATGTTGATTTCCTTGAACCCGGAACTGAAAGACCTGTAAAGGTCATAACGGTTCCTAAGACTCTCAAGACACCGAGGATTATCGCGATCGAGCCCACCTGCATGCAATACATGCAGCAGGCTGTGTCGCAAAAACTCGTTGAACTTCTCGAAGTCAAAAGGATCGGTTTTAATAACCGTCCTAATGTCGTCTTGAATCAGATCGGTTTTGAACACCAGATGCCAAATCGGCTCCTGGCTCAACGGGGATCCCTTACGGGGTCCTTGGCAACACTTGATTTGAGTGAAGCTTCCGATCGTGTCTCGATTAGGCATGTAGACTCCCTAGTTGCGAATTTCTCTCTATCAAAAGAGATGAT